CTGGCGGATGCCGTTGTGGCGGCATTGGAAGCCGCGACAATCCCCGTCAACACCGTGCAGATCAAAGGCCAGACGATCAGCGGATCAGGCAGCCCGTCTGATCCTTGGGGCCCGTGATGGCCTCGGCATGGGGGCTGTCGTTCGGTGCGGCTTGGGCCGATGCCTGGGGCGTTTCGGTATCAGATTCAGGAAGGCCGTCGGTCAAGTATCCGAGGGCTGCAGAGGTTTTTTTAAGGTTTGGCGATTCCGACGAGATTCGATCAGACCAAATCGCGCAGCGGTTCGGCGATTCCGTTCCGGCGCGTGTGTCCGCGTACGCAAAGCGTATCGCTGCACAAACAGGCAAACGACCAAGCGCGACAGCATTTCTGCGCGCTGGTGACTCACGATCAAAAAGGACGCCATGACTACCGCAAGAATACTGACGCAACCCGCGACCGAGCCTGTATCGCTGGCCGATGCGAAAGCGCATTTGGCCGTCACGCATTCGGCAGATGACGCGCTGATCGGTTCGCTGATCAAGTCAGCGCGTCGGCACGTCGAGCACGTCACCGGCTTGCGCCTGATCACGCAGACGTGGGAAGCGGTATTTGACAGGTTCCCCGATGGCCCGCTGCAGCTTGCAGGCTGGCCGCTGCAGTCGGTAACGGCTGTTGAATATCTGGACGAGAACGAAGCCGCGCAGACGTTGGCGAGTTCCGCCTATGTGGTCGATGAATACCGTCGTCCTGGATGGATCAGTCCGGTCGATTCATGGCCCGCCACGCAGGACACCTACAATGCGGTTGTCGTGACGTTCGTCGTCGGCTATGGCGACGCAGATGACGTGCCCGATGACCTGATCGCAGCAATCAAGATGATACTTGCTGGACTGTACGCCAATCGCGAGAGTGCAGGCGACAAGCCTATTGTTGAGAATCAGGCCGTTTACAGCCTGCTTTGGCACTATCGGGAGCTGTCGCTGTGAGGGCCGGAGAACTTCGCCACCGCTGCACGATCCAGCAGCGGCAGACTGTAGCAACCGATGCCGTGACCGGCGCGACCGTGGACGGCTGGGCGGCGGTGCTGACCGACGAACCGTGCTCACTTGCGCCGCTGTCGGTGCGCGAGATTGTGTCTGCGCAGTCGATCAATTCGGCTGTGACGGCGCGTGCGGCGATCCGTTATCGCAGTTCGCCAGTGATCGCCGCTGATATGCGACTGATCTGCGACGGCGTGACATACAACATTCTCGGCGTGCAGCCTGATCCAACGCTGCGCGCTCACCTGACGCTGATGCTTGAGGCCGGAATCAATGACGGTTGAAGTGAAGCTGGACGGGCTTAACGGCATTCTCGTCGCGCTGAAGAAACTAGGCAAAGAGGCGAGCAAGCGCGGCGGGCCTGCGCGCAAGGCGCTGTTTCAGGGCGCGAAAGTGATACGTGACGCAGCACGCCAAAATGCACCTGTTGACACTGGCGCGCTGAAGAAAAATATCGTGGCGGCGCGTGATCGTCGGCCTGAATCGGACGGTGCCTCAGAGCAGTATTTCGTGGGCGTAAAGGGCGGCGCTCGCAAACCGTATGCGAACAGCGCACGCAACCGGCGAAGCGGCAAGGCTGGCGGAACGTATCAGACTCAGGGAAGCACCTACTACTGGCGCTTTCTTGAGTTCGGCACGGCAAAGATGCCGCCTGTCCCGTTCCTTGTTCCTGCCTTTGAGCAAAACAAAGAGGCCGCGCTTGCGGCCATCGTGAAATCGATGCGCGTGGAAGTGGACAAGATCGCAGCGAGGGTCGGCAAATGAGCGTTGTTCCACCTGTCCAAGCTGTGCTGGTTGCCAGTTCCGCGCTGACCACGATCACGCCGCGCATCTACTGGCGGCAAGTCGTTCCTGAGAACGTGACCGCGCCCTATATCACTTGGTCGATTGTTTCGACTACGCCAGAAAACACGCTTGACGTGCCTGCGCCGATTGACTCGCATCGAGTGCAGGTCGATTGCTGGGCACCGTTCGGCAGTGCTGGCGCAACGCAAGTGATCGCAATGGCCGATGCCGTGCGTGCTGCGATGGAAGTCGCGCACCGCTGCCTTGGCATTGTTGCCGACGATCCTGATTACGACGCTCGACTGTGCAGGCTTAGCCAGCACTTTGAGCTTGACATCCCGAACTGACGACGGTCGTCAGACGGTAGAGCAACCCGCGCAAGCGGGTTTTTTTGTGCCTGAAAACCCGCAAGGAACCTGAAACATGACCACTGCAACCAAGAGCATCAACGCTGCACTGTATTTCGTCACTGGCGCAACGGAAGTGACCAAGATCGGCCAGGCAAAGAGCATTTCCGGCATCGGCGGCGCTGGCTCCGACATCGACGTGTCGCACTTTGAATCGGAAGATGACGAGTTCGTCGGTGGCCGCAACCAGACCAGCGACATCACCGTCAACGTCGTTTGGGACGTGGCGACCCATGCCAAGGTCGAGGAATTCTACGCATCCAAGGAAGTGACCAATTTCATGTTGGTCGCGCCTGTTGCATCGACCGGCGCGCTTGCCACTGCGCCGACCGCTACCGGCTCCGCGTTCAGCTCCTACACGACCGCGACCAACGTGAAGTTCTCCGGCTACATCAAGGACTTCAGCATCGACATCGGCGACAACTCTGCATGGATGGGCACTGTGACCATCAAGCGCAGCGGCGCACGCACCGTCACCGCAGCGGCCTAATCCACCGCGCAACGGCTTGAGCTTTTCACGGCTACGGACAATCCGGCGCGCACGCTCTGCGTGTTCGCCGTGCGCATCGTGCGCGCTGGGGCGTCCACCAAGGATCAAACATGGCGAATAAAAACGAGTTTTTGCAAGCACTGGAAGATGCCGATGTATTCGTGTCATCGGCTCCGCACAAGCGCACCGTGAAGCTGGGTAAGAGCACGGTTGACGTGTTCGTGCGCGAACCGATGGACGCTGACATGCTGAGTTTCGTGTCGAGTTTCAGCAAGACGCCTGCCGACCTGTCAGCCGAGCGCATCAAGATCGTTGCGAAGTGCATCGTCAATGCGGACGGCTCGCCAGTGATGACCGTAGAGCAGGCCGCGCTGCTGAAGCCGCGCATGCTGACCGCACTGGTCAACGAGATTCACAGCGTCGGCGCGGATACGAAAGAGGCGCGTGACGAGTTGGGGGAATCTTCGACCGACGATCAGACGACTATTTCTGGCACCTGATCGCGGTAACGCTCGGCGGCAGAACCGTCGCCGAGTGGCGGAAGCGGATGACCAAGCGCGAGTTCAACGCTTGGAAGGAATATCACAAGCGATGGCCGTTTGATGATCTGCACCGCTACCACAAGCCAGCCGCACTGATCGCACTGCGCACCGGCATGGGCGGCAAGTCGAAGTTCTCCGACATGCTCGACGTTCTGCATCCATACAAGCCGCCAGCGCATCCCGATCAGGAATTGATCGACGTTTTTAACCAGATTTGAGGTACACATGGCGCGTTCGCTCGGCACTCTGACAGTCGATCTACTGATGAAAACAGGCCAGTTTGAGACTGACTCAGGCCGAGCTGCGCGCATCGCGGACAAGCGGGCGAAGGAAATCAAAGCCTCGTTTGAAAAGGCTGGCGTCGCCATTGGCGCGGCGCTGGCTGCGGGGGCGACTGCCGCAGGCGTGGCGATCAAGTCAGCGATTGACCGTGCCGACGAATTGAGCAAGGCCGCGCAGAAGATTGGCGTTTCAACTGAGGCGCTTTCCGCGCTGGAATACGCTGCGCGCCTGTCGGATGTGAGTCTGCAACAGCTTTCAACCGGCGTCGGCAAGCTGTCGCAGAACATGGTTGCGGCGGTGTCTGGCAACAAGCAACTTGCTGACACGTTCGGCACGATTGGCGTCAGTGTGGCTGGCGCAGACGGTTCGCTGCGATCCGCTGACCGCGTTCTGTCTGACCTTGCTGACGTATTCCAGACGCTACCAGACGGCACGCAAAAAACTGCGCTGGCGATGGAATTGTTTGGCAAGGCTGGACGTGACCTGATCCCGCTACTGAACGGCGGCGCAGATGGTCTTGCCGCCATGCGAGGCGAGGCCGAAACGCTCGGTCTTGTCCTATCCGGCGAGGCTGGAAAAGCCGCTGAGGAATTCAACGACAAGTTCACGCAACTGTTCGCTGTTGCAGATGGTCTAGCAACCCGCGTCGCTGCCGACCTTGTGCCGACGCTCAACGTCCTGCTTGATCAGTTCATCGAAAGCAGCCAGGAAACGTCAGCCTTCGCGCAATCGGTCGGTATCCTGACCAGTGCCGTCAATGGCGTTGTGCTCGCTGCTGTCACGGCAAAAAACGCAGTCGAGGCCATGACCAACGGCATCGCCGCATCGGTCGATGTGGTCGCGGCGTCCTATAACGCGATGTACGAACTTGCGAACAGTTACAACATCGCCACCGGCGCGTTCAATCGATTTTTCGGCGACGCCAAGGACGCAGGACAAATCTTTGACGAGTTCAGCGCACGCGTCAGCAATGCTGGCGGTTCTGCATGGACTGGAATTGCCGATGCCTTCAGCGATATCGCCGCAACCGCAGATGCCATGTTCAATCCTGTGGCCGCTGCAACCGAGGCGACCCGCGACAATGCTGAAGCATCGGATGATCTGCAGGCAAAGCTGAAACAACTGTATGCACAGCGCAACAATCAGGCCGATGCGGACAAGGCCGCGACTGAGTCGCTCAAAAAACATGAGGATGCACTGAAAGCGCAGCGCGCAGAGTTCGACAAGGCGCTTGCCGCACACGACCAGTTCCAGCGCAGTCTTGAGGATGTGCGCGCCGAACTCGATGGGCCGCTTGCCGTTGCTACGCTCGCCTACAATCGGCAGCTTGCCGAAGTGCGCGAGACTGCACGCGATGCCGGAACGAGCGCAGAAGATTTGGCCGCGATGGAAGATGCGCTTGCCGAGTCTTTCAAGCGCACGACGGATGAAATCGAATCACAGCGCGGACCTGTCGAGCAGATGCTTGAAGACCTGCGTTTTGAAGCGTCGCTGATTGGTCTGACCAACGACCAGCGCGAAAAGGAAATCGCCCTGCGACAACTCGGCGCAGAAG